GCATATCTTCCACTACAAAATCTTCGTCAAGTAGTTCCGCAAAACCATCCTTAATCATTTGTTCCCCATATTCCGAAAGAAATACGCCAGTGTTACCCGGTTGTTTTCCGTTCCATTCCTTTAAAAGCCTTAGTTTCATCTTTTCATTTTTATCATAAAATCAATACTGACCCAATAAACAGAAAGTTCTGCATTAAATACCTGTGAACTTTGTCTAACATATTTTATAGTTTGCACCTCAACACCCTCAAGCGTACCAACAAATCTGTCCAATCTATTTCTAATTAAATTAGATAGGTTTTGAGTAGTGTCATAATTTTGCGTATAAACGTCTATTTGCAAATCAATTTCTTCTAAATTACTTTGTCCGTCTTTAAAATCAACTGGATTGCTATCAATGATGGAATAAACAATAAATGGATAATCAACATTTTGAGGCGTAATATCAGGATAGATATTAGTGCTAATAATGGCAGTAATATTTGAAGCCGTTGACAATCTTGCATATATTAGTTTACCTATCATAGCTCCCAGAATTTACGAGGATATTGTTTTGCCATTCTTAATGCCTCTTGCGACATCTTTTGAATAACAGCCATTTGACTAGCCCTTTCAGCTTTGTTTTTTACCTTCCTTACCCATGCTTTTGTACTTCCGTAAATCATGTGCGCATAAAACCCATCGGTCTTACCATCGCTTCCTAATGTAGCTCCTTTACCTTGTGGTTGATATAAAGGCCCTATTGAGGAAGTAGCTTTTTTTAAATTTTTTACGTCTGATATAATTTTAATAGAACGACGTAAATTGCCAGGCATAATATTGTAAACTAAGCCTTCGCCCTTAACATAATATTTATGTGGCTTTTTTGAAATAGGTACTTGATTTTTATAAGCCGCTAAAGCTATTGGCTCCGCTGATTTTGCTATTTCTTTTCTTTTGCTAACAGTTACATTAGTCATTAAATTATCTAATTCAACTACAGCTTCAGCAAGATTGTAAATAGCAAGTAATTGACCCTTTTTAGTAAATTTCTTTTGGGTATCGCCTTGCAATCTTCTAAGTCTATCTAATTTTGATTGTTTGATAAACATAATTAAACGGTTGCGTAGCTATCAAAATAAAAACCTGTAAAGTCAATGAATCGCTTATCGTGACTTACGGCTAAATTTTTTACTTGATATACTTTGTTATTAAAAATAACTCTTGATTCCTCGGTGATACTTGAATTATACCGAATGGTAAATTCAATTACATTCTTAACGGTATTTTTACCCTCAATAACTGTTTCATTTGAGCGCGATGATTTGTTATCAATATAAGCCCAAATAGTAGCCACATTACTCCATGCCTCAGTAGTAAAACCTGTTAAGGTTTTTGTTCTTGTAACATTTTGAAGGATAATCCGATCCCTCATTTTACCTATAACCTCATTCTTATTATACCCAATCATATTTGTGTCGATTTAACATAACGTCCGAAGCCGTTGGCATTTTATAAACACTATCTGTCCTATTCTCGTAAATGTTAGCTATCATTTTTAAAATAGCTATTCTAATATCAGTCGGGCAGCTTGCAGGACTTGTTCCAAAACCTGCCACATAAGTAATCGTAACATCATTTAATGAAAGATAAGTATCTGGAAAGTCCTGGTCAACTGCCTCACCTATTATGCCTCTGTATGTGTCAACTTCGTATAAATTTTGTGGTAATGTTTGACTATTCCCATTTTCATCTAAATAGGTAATTGAAGTAACACTAATTACTGGATAAACCAATAATTTAATTACATTTTCGTAATCAGTAGCAACCTTATAAGAAGATGGAAATCTTTCTAATCTTTGTACAATCGTTTTATTTAAAGTGCTAATATTTTGTCTAGCCTCAACAGCTTCTCTGGCACCTTTAATAATAGTAGTGATTAAAGAGTCGTCCGCTGAATCCTCAACTTTTAAATAATTTTTGACTTCGGATAAAGTCCATAATTCATTTGTCTGGTCAACGGTTACTCTCCAAGGTTTCATCTCTTAATAGCTTTTTTTGGTTTGGTGCTACTTGTATTTTCAATGATTGTTTTAGCCTCTATTTCTTTTGGCTTATCATTTACTTCAATGGCTATTTCTAGCCTAATCAATTCTTTTGCCGTAATCTCGTTTAGTTCTGCCTCATCCCCCTGAAAATATCCAAGGGAATGAGGCGAACCTGAAGGAGACTTTATAAATCTCACTTTCATTTTACGGGTTTTTAGCTACAAAGTAGGCAGTATATCTGGTTGATTGAGTACCAACACCAGTTAACACTAATCTATATTTTGTACCACCAATTATAGCATCTTCATTAGATTGCACTAAACCATTTACGTTTAAAGTGTCTAATGTAGCAACACTTGTATAATCGGTTGAACTTGCAGCTTGTAAGACAGTAGGCAAAATATAAGTAGTTCCTGACAAATTAGTAGCTACAATCGACCAATAACCGCTCCATGGGCTTAACAAGCTAACAGGAATAGTAATAGTGTCTATTTCAGTGTTAGTAATAGTGTCACTTACTGAATAGCTATAAAATGTACTTGAAGCGTCATCATAATTTGCATCAAGTGTTTTGCTTCGGTCGTTTACAAAAGCCGTCAATCCAATAGCGGCAAAAACAAACAAACCAATTAAAATATTCTTCATTTTTTTAATTTTTATATGCCAGTAATATCTGCATCTTTAATAGCTGCAAATGAAGCAGCGTGACGTACCGCAGCATCCCACCATGAGTTAACTACAATAGTAACTAATGCGTTTTTGCTAGATGAGTAAGGATCTACCACAACATCTAAGCCAGCCCATTGACCAATAAGCAACTCGGCAAAGTTTCCAAAAATTACTGAATGCAAATCAGTACCACCACCTTTTGTAAGGTTGTTTGGAACTTGCGTAGAAACATAAGCACGGTACCCATTTAATAAATCAGTTCTAATGCCTTGTTGACCAACAGGAGGCGCACCATCTGACCAAACAAACTGGGCAGTACCTGAAGCTTTTTCAGTATTCTTTAAAAATCCTCTTACTCCAGGAGTAGTTAGGTAGGCTAAAGTACCAAAGTCAGCATTGTCAACAGCTAGGGCGGTTTCTAAATCAATTATGTGCTTGTAAGTTAATGGGCCTCCATCTGTACCAATCGCAACTGAACCAATACCCGCAGTATTTAAAATACCGTAAAATGGTTGCGTAGAATTATCGCCATTAATCAATGCGTAATCTAACGCCCTATTAATTGCTTCGCTCAAACGATTTCTTACAAAATTCTCCACGTCAATAGACGATTGAACAAGTAATTGTTTTGAAATATCAGTAAATGCACCTAAACGATTAGGAGACATACTAATTTTGTCAAAAGTTGGACTTGTTTCGTCGTTTGCAGAATTTTCAGTTTCCCAAACCGCAGTAGCAGCAGCATCATTACGAGGAAAATCTAAATTACCCGTTAACCCAGTCAACAAAGTAGCACCTGCCTGAATAACCGCTAATCTAGGGTCAAGGAATGGAATCAAATCGCCCAAAATAGTTGGTACCGTGTTACCACCACCAGCCGCGGAGCTAACAGTCATATCTCTTTTTTCGTTCTTTACAATCATTTTAGGAATGTAAAGATTTCCCGATGCAGAAATACCAGCCTGTTTAAATTCTCTTTCAGCTTCCTGGTGCATTTCAAGCTCTAAGCCGTCTAAGTTTTTGTTGTTGGCTACTAAGTTGGCGGCTCGAAGGAATGAGTAATTTTTCTTCACTCTTTGCTCATCGCTAACTTTGTTTTCGTTACCCCTAGTAGCAGGAGCCGCCATTCTTTTGGCTTCGGCTTCTAACATCAAGTGATTTTCAATGTCACTTTCAATATTAGTAACCTCGTTCCTAATAGTTGTTAATTTCGACCGTTGTTCATCATTGGCATTTGCCCCTAATGTTTCAATGGCAGAAATTAAAGATCGCATTTCTTCTATTTTAGCGGAACGCGACTGCTTTAATTCATCGGATTTTAACATGTTAATATTTTTTTAAATTGTTTAAAAATTCAACAAACTCATTGAAATTGCATTCCGCTTTTTCATTTTGCTGAATATGTCTTTCCATGCTTCTTGAAGCTACAGTAGTATTTGGATTAGCTGGGTAAGTTACCGGGCTAACATCGTAAACTTTATTAATCTTTGTAATCGTTCTTTTCATTCTCCCGTCCTTCATTTCCCATCTGTCGCCATTTTCCATTAATGAAAAAGCAAAAGAAGATTGATAAATGTCACCTCTTTTAATTAATTTCATTACATCTTCAGCTGCATGGGTTTCCGGGGGAAAAATATTATAAACCAAAGCGTTTCCATCTCTTTTTATAACTAAAGTATTGTTTTTTACTCTACCAAGCACGATATTTTGGTCGTGATTAAATAAAGCGGCTGCCTCGGAAAAATCAGCATCATTAAAGGCATCCATATCTATTTCTTCATCAAAACTACCCATATCATAAGCTCTATTTAATGATGAAGCTATGCCAGTTATTTCCCTAGTTTCTATATCGCTTTTAAATTCGATATTAAAATATCTTCTTTCCATTTGATTATTATTTGATCTGTCTTCCATAATCTTATTAGCTGTTTTTTCTGCCCAAGGTAACATCGTTGAACCTCCCCATGCATCGTACATTATTGAGCCGCAAATTTCATTTTCATTCTCATCAAAATATTTGCCCTGGTCATAAACTTTTGCACGACTTAAAAAACTATATGTTCTAATTACTTCATCTTCACTTAATGCCGCTCTATTTGCTAACTGCCTTGCTCTATTCCAACCAACAGACGTACCACACTTACTGCCATTATCTTCTTTATGCTTTAAAGCTTTCTTTGCTGCATTGCTTGCCGATTGAGGATAGGTTTTATATGGCATCGCTAATTATTTTGATTAGAGACTTCTTTACTATTAGATGCTAATGGCATGCCAAACTTATCGCCACCTTCATAGGGATTAAATCCTTCAAGATTTCTAATTTCATTTGGTGCAATCGCTCGAATATTATAAAGTTTAGTGTAAAATTCTGCTCTAGCCATAACATCACCACGATACAACTCATCTAAATCTAACTTAACAAAATATTTGCCCCAGTCCTTTTGTGGAAATAATTTTGTGTTAAACTCATTTTCAATTCTTTTAGTCCAAGCCCTTAAAGTGTATTGAACAAAAATTCTATTTAATATTTCGATGTTTGTTGCAGAAATATTGTTTTGACCTAACAAAAGAAAGCCCGGAACGCCAGTAAGATTGGAAATATCTTCAATAGTCAATTTTCTTGCGTCAATATCGGCTGCATCTAATTTTGAAGATACTGGTTTAAATTTAAAACCAGCCTGTAGGAATGCTACACCTTGTTGATTGTTAGGGCCCGAATATTTATCTGCCCAACCCTTTTTAATTGCGTTTAATTGATCCTCGTTTAATATCATATCGGTTTCTACAGTGCCCGAAAGATTTGTACCCTTAGCGTAAATATCATTCCCGTAATCAATTTCGTGTAAAGCTCTGGAAAAAGTCGTTTTTCCTGCCTCAATCAAACTTTTGCCCCAATATCCGTTATCGCTAAATGATTTTATATGAAGAACTTCGGACTGGCTATAAATTTCATTATTTGATTCTAATTTATAGTAAAATTCGTCGTTAATCTTGTACATTTCCCACGGTTCATCAACCAAAACCAAATCAATTACATTACCTGCCTGATTTCTATTAGGAATAATAAGAACATTACCTGATTTTGTGGACATTGAACCGTTTACAGCTTGCCTGACAATGGCTTCCCGAAAACTAAAAGTATCGTATTTTTTTGAAGGTCTATATTTTATTAAGCTATACATTGGATGATTAATAGCCTCAACCACGTTCCCATCTGATTTTAATTCATATATGGAAAATGGTAAACTTGCTATTTGCTCCGATAAAATAGATAATGCCCTAAAGTAAGCAGGAATAGATAATGAAGTTTCATGAGATACGCGCCTTTGGTTGGTACCAAAAAGTTCTTGGTATAATTTCCAATCTTTAGCGGGCCCTAAATTGGAAATTCTACTTCTTTTTATAAACTTTACTATTTTATTTATAAACTCCATACTACAAAGATGAATATAATAAATTTATTAAGCAAATAAAAAATTTATCCAATAATTAGATTAAAATCCAAATTTATTTTATTTTTTGGGTCAATAGCCTCACCGATAGCCATGGCAGCCGCAACCATGCCATCTATTTTTTCATTAGATTTCCTTTTGTCAAATTTTACTAAGCCTGTAGAATTAATAATTAACGCCACATTTGATAGCATCCATTTTGCAACTGGATCTCCGTTGTGAAATATCTTTTTGCCTGTTATCATTTTTTCAAATTCGCAAATAGGCGTATTCATTTCCGGAAAACTTTGAGGGAATGGCTTAACATTTACCCCTCTTTCCTGTAGTGAAATTACAACGTGAGTAGCTCTCCATGGGTCATAAGCCAAACTTCTTATATTGTATTTTTGGTATAAAAGATAAATGTCATTAATAATAGCATCGTTATCTACTATATTGCCATTCGTTACCTTTATGCTTCCATTTAACGCCCAATCCATATAGGGCACTCCATCTCTAAGGCTTCTTTCCTTTACGTTATCTTCAGGAATCCAGTATTTCCACAATAAAAAGGCTGGTTTGCCGTCAAATTCTGGAAAGAACAAACAAAATGCACTAATATCTACCGTTTGAGCCAAATCTAAACCTCCAAATGCTGGACGTTTTAATAAAAAATCCTCTTTTATATCCATTTGGCACTCATTCCACATGTTCTCGTTAATCCATGTAGCATGGGTGTTTGTCCAATAGTTCAAATTCTTAGTCATAAAACCAATTTGCTTTGCGGCCCCTTCGTTTATGGCTTTTGTGTATTGGTCTTGTAAATAACCCATTCCAATAGTGACATTCATGGAAGGATTAGATTTTACCCAATTATTACTATCCTGCCAGTCGTCTTCCTCATCTAAAGAAAATATAAGAGGAAAAACCGCGTCATCGTGTTTATGACCTTTAATTATATCTAAACAAACTTTGCGTAATTGGTAACATGGACTTTCTTTGTTAAATCCTGCGGTTGTGGTAATTAAGATTAATGGCTGTGTTCGGCTTCCAATTCCCGATTCCATGATTTCTAAAATAGAACTATCCGGATGCGCGTGCATCTCGTCAATGATTGCCACGTGTGGGTTTAATCCATCTAAGGTTTTCGCATCGGATGACACTGGCACCATCTTTGAATTTGATTGGGTGCTATAAATTGAGTGAGCGCGAACCTGCACCATTTTATTTACTGCCTTACTATCTTTTTTTAGGTAGTCTAATATTACCCTGGCAGCATCCCAGCATATACGAGCCTGGTCGCGAGTGGTTGCAGCTGTGTAAATTTCAGCTCCTTTTTCTTGGTCAAGTATAAAACAAGCTACTGCCGTTAAGGCTGCCGTTTCGGTTTTGGCGTTTTTTCTTGATATTTCTAAGTAAACCTTCCTAAATCTACGTTTTTTATCAATTTTACGCTTCCATCCAAAAATCATAGCCCAAAAAAACTCTTGCCATGGCATAACATTGACATTCATGGCAGCGTACTCACCTTTAGTCAACCTACACACTTTCATAAAGGAAATATAGGTATCGGCTGCCTTTTGGTCGTAATAATAAGGGTAATTACTACTTTCTGACTTTTTTAGGTCATCATAATGCCTTTGTATAGCTAATCTTGCATATTCACCTATTTTTTCACATTCAAGTTGAAACATTAGGCGTTTTTAATTAGCTTCATAATTGGGTCTTCTTCTTTCTTGTCAGCTCTATTAAAGTATTCAAGCTTCAAACGAGCCTTAGGGTCTAGTCCAAACCTATCAGACATATCGTTATAAATCTCAACCGACTGTTTGAACATCGTCCACTCTGGTGATATTTGCTGCGTGCCATTAGGATAAACGACTACACCATCATTTTTTAAGATGTTATTGGCTGCATGCTGTATAACGGTTAACAATCTTGCTAGCATGTTGATAGCAATTATATCAACGTTATAACTAGCATCAGCACTTTCTAAATGCCTTTTAACTAATTCAACAGTATTTTGCTCTTCGTCCGTCAATTCAAACGGATTTAAAGCAATTATTTGTTGCGGAGTGATTCTTTTAACCCGACTAGGTTTTAAAGTGCCCTGAAGTTCTTTTAATTTTTGTGTTTTCATTTTAATTTACTTTTTTGGCTATAATAGCTTTAATAATGTTCTCTTTGCTTTGTGGAAGGTAATAACCGTCTATGCTTGCCATTCTACCTGGTGAAAAGCCTCTACCTTCCATATTGCTTTTCGTGTTATGACATTTTTTACAAAGTGTAAATAGATTTTGTTCGTCATAAGGGTGACCACCTTGCAATAATCTTATAGCGTGATCAGCTATACCGTTATTGTTTCCGTCGGAGCAATCAGTAATAATTCCTTTAGCTTCGCAAACTTCACAAATCGGTTTCCGTATTTTTTGTAAAGTCCTAATTCGTTTCCAGATTGCAGAGCCATAAAATTTTTTATCGGCTGAATCTTTGTAAGTATTTGGTTTTACAGGATTTTCAAACCTTCGATACCTTCTATTGTTCAAATTTGGCATACGACAAATATACATTATTTTTTTTTACACCACCCTTCGGAAAAAATGGATTGATTTGCTTAGAATTTGGGCCGAAAGTGGATAGACAATCGCTGAAAATTTCGACCCTCCCCCCGTCTTTCAGACATTCGCACCCTTCGCAACCTTGATGCAAACAAAAAAGCCATGGCACACAACCACAGCTCAACCACATCATAGATGCAATATACACATTAACCTTTACTTTGATTTTCAAATAGATATAGGATAACTTTCTCCATAGTCAATAACCATCCTTTATCTCTATATATTTTCATTCTCATTTCCATGAGTAAACAATGTGTTTCGTCACTCATCATTACATTCTTTTTTCTTTGTGTCATCGTTAATAATTTTACACAAATATACATTTTATTTTATTAAAAACTATTTTGTTAATTTTTTTTGTTTAGTTTTGTGTTATTGTTAAACACATATAAACACATTAGCATGATAGATAGAACCAACCTTGCTGAAATAGTATGGTGGATATTATTTCTAGGTATGGCATTTGATTGTAATATTCATTGGATGTATTTGATACCACCAGGAATTATCACTGTATTATCTTTTTTATTAAACTACAATAACAAAACAAACAATAATGATTAAGCTAATAGTAAGTGGTAGAGTAGGCAATGATGCTGAAGTAAAGAACGTTGGTGATAACACTGTATGTTCATTTAGTGTGGCACACACGGAAAAGGTATATGGCCCAACACCATCGGAGAAAACAATCTGGGTGACTTGTTCCATCTGGGGTGAACGTGGTGTTAAGTTGGCTCCTCACATTGTCAAAGGTACATTTGTAGTGGTGGAAGGATCGGGAGGCGTAAATGCTTATATAAACAAAAACACTGGAGCAGCAGACGCGGTTATTAGGTGTATGGTTAATTCTTTAGAGTTTGGAGGTAAGCCAACGGCAGCAGGTATTCCTACATCAATTATTGAATCAAATAAAGGTTATACAAATCCTTTAAACAATCCAGCCGTACAGGAATTACAAACAAAATTAAACCTTGGAGGAGTGACTTTCGAGGGACTTGATGGCGATTTACCTTTTTAATTATGGATGCAGCGAGAAAGAGGGAGTACAATGCTACATTATCCGACTACCAAAGAAAAAAGTACAACAAATACAGGAAAAACGAATATCATAACTTTACTGAAGAAGAAAAGGCAAAATTACTAGCTAAAAGGAAAGTATATTACGAGGCAAACAAAGAGAAAATAAAAGAAAGGCAGTTGAAATATTACCATGCCAAAAAGAATCAATAACAAGGAGCTTTCAGTTGAGTGTTTTAGTGTATTAGTGTTTCTATGTAGTAAGGTGTAACAGCCTTACTACTTTTTAAAAAAAAACAAAAACCAAAAATATGAACGATTACAAACAGTATTTCATTGAACATGAGAAATTAAGAAATAGAATCATTGATATATGTATGCTATTTCACCAGAATGACCCAGAGTTATATCCGGACATTTGCATTGAGGATATTGTGTTCATTTTTAATAATAAAAATACATTGACAGTAAGTGATATTAACGCTAATTACGAAGATGTTTACTGCTACATTGACATTCAATGGCTAGATGAAGATAATGAGACAATTATTAGAGATATATTAGAGCAAAAAAAGAAGCGCGAAGATTATCAGTTATTTAGGTCTAATAAAAAGTAAGATGGAGGAAAATAAAAGAGTAGTTTTTTCTACCGATACAAAAGTCTGGATTAATCGGATAATAGAAATATTAGAAATCCACAAAAAATGCTATCCAAAAAAATATGGTAACATTGACACAAATAAAAC